TCTTGCTTATGCCCCTTACGCTGATCTCTTATGGTTCGAAACTAGTACACCTGATATTGCACAGGCTAAGAAATTCGCCGATGCTATACATGCTGAGTTTCCAGACCAAATGTTGGCTTATAACTGCTCTCCTAGTTTTAACTGGCGTAAGTTTTTATCTGTAGATGAATGCGAAACTTTCCAACGTGAACTAGGCGAACTAGGATACAAGTTCCAGTTCATCACACTTGCAGGATTCCATAGTGTTAACCTAGCAACATTTGAACTTGCAGAAGCCTACAAGCAACGTGGTATGGCTGGTTATTCAGAAATGCAGGAACGTGAGTTTGCCGCACAGGAACGCGGCTTTACTACTGTCAAACATCAACGCGAAGTTGGCGTAAGCTACTTTGATTTGATCAGCGAAGCAGTAGGAGCTACAAGCACAGTAGCTAATAAATCTTCAACAGAGGCAGATCAGTTTCACTAATGATAGTTTATATCCACGGAGCGAGTGCGACAGCTGAGAGCTTTACGCACATTAGGCAGTATGTTAGAGATACATTTGAAGAACCCGACATAATGCTCGAGTATAAGAGCCATGATGGGTTCTTCAACAATCTCGAAAAGATGAAAGGCCAGCTTGATGATGCCGACAGACTGTTCTTTATCAGTCATAGTCTAGGCGGTATCTATAGTTTATATTTGGCCCATCATTATAAAGAAACTACCAAAGGAGGTGTCAGTTTAAGCACTCCTTATGCTGGCAGCGAACAAGCAGATTTTGCCAAATACTTCTTACCATTTAACAGGTTGATGAAGGATGTTGGTACTATGAGCGAACCGATGATGGAAGCTCGTCATTTGCCTGCGCCTCCTAACTGGACACAGGTAGTAACAACTGCTGGACAGAGCCCGTGGATAAGTGAACCCAACGACGGAGTGGTCACGTTAAATAGTATGCGATCACGCAAAGACTTTGAAATAGTCGAGATGGAGTTAAATCATTACGAAGTGGTTATCAGTGACAGAGTAGTTGATTTGATTATAAACAGGATAAAACGATCACTATGATAGAATTGATATACACTTTAATAATGACACACATAACCATTATGTGTGTTACTTTGTTTTTGCACAGAGCACAAGCACATAGAGCAGTAACTTTTCATCCAGCCGTTGAGCATTTTATGCGATTCTGGTTATGGCTAACAACCGGTATGGTAACAAAACAATGGGTAGCTATACATCGTAAGCATCACAGATTCAGCGATGAAGATGGTGATCCACACAGCCCCCACGTATATGGAATATGGCGTGTGTTTAGTCAAGGAGCATTATTGTATCATGAAGCATCGAAAGATAAAGATATGGTCGATACATACGGTGTTGGTACTCCTGCTGATTGGTTGGAGCTTCACTTATACCAGCCTCACAGTAGACTTGGCATTGGCATTCTCCTTGTGCTCAACACCTTGATCTTTGGATGGTGGGGATTGTTGGTATGGGGTATACAAATGATATGGATTCCATTTTGGGCCGCAGGAGTAATAAACGGCCTAGCACATTGGTGGGGGTATAGAAATGGAACGACACGTGATTATAGTCGTAATATTGTGCCTTGGGGCATTGTTATTGGTGGAGAAGAGTTGCACAACAACCACCACTTGGAACCAGCGAGTGCCCGCCTCTCTCAGAAGTGGTGGGAGTTTGATATAGGTTGGCTCTATATAAAGATATTAGAGTCAGTAGGACTAGCAAGATTAAGAACTACCACATAATAAAAAAGGACATCCGGAGATGTCCTTTTTCTTTCTACCAATATAATATGCCGCTATGCGGGTAATATTATTTCTTCACGCCACTGTTAACGAAGGCGTACATTTTTTCTGCGGTTTCTAACACCTTATCTAGTCCTGGAAACTCAGGCATATCAACCTTAGATACGATCTGACCTGTCTTCTCGTCTCGCTTAGTTGACATTTCCCAACCCTGGAACTTAACATGATATTCGCTCTGGACCAAGTCTTTGGCCATTGCTAGAATATCTGTGCGGATTTCATATCCGTTCTTATTAAACTTTACTTCTGGTAGTTTCATTTCTAAACCGTTATTTGACATAATAATCTCCTTTGTGTGTATGTCTGTTCAACCTTAGGCGGTTGCGTCCTTTCTTGAAAACAACACTGTTGAAGCTTTTTCAACCGCAAAGCGAGTGACTTCGATAGTGTTACTTACTAGAACTTTTGCGAACGCTGTCTGAGCGTCGATATAAGAATGAGCTGCTTTGTTCAATGCTTTATCAGCGATAACAGCATTGGCTACGGCCTTCTTGGCATTCTGGATTGATTCGATGTAAAAATCTGGTGTAAACATATTTTTCTCCTGTGTGTTTGTCTGTTCACTATCAACTACTTCTTTTTCGTTGATGTGTTATTATATATCTCTTATCGCAAAAAAACAACTAAAAACAGATACAATGGCAAGATTTGTTAACCTGCGATAACCAGATAACAAATCATACCTAGGATGGCCCATAAGCAGATCTTCTCATGCATGGGCCAAGCCTCCTCAGTATCCGCCGTATCGTTTGCTGTACTGTGATTTTTTGTATTCATAAAGCGACTCCGAACAAGCGATTAAAAACTCATAGATGCTTTTAAAAACTTTAATCATAGTCCGCGCCCCCATTGGTGAGCATCATACTCACGCTGCCAATATTCTACTTCTGCAGCGTTGGTTGGACGTTTGCTGTTGATATACTGCTCTAAGCGAGTTTGGTAATGTTGCTTAGGAAACATTTCTGCTAGTCGCTCCAATAGCGATAGCATTTTTGCTGATAGTTTATTCATTATGTGAATCTCCGTATGTGTGTGTAGTAACTCATGGTTTCTACTAATGTATTTATACATAGTATTGTGCAACCGCACAAAAAGCAAGTGTTGACACAGCCAAATCTTTTGTTTAAACTAAAACGTATTTGAGTTAAATACAATAACGACTCGGAACAGCAATGAAAGTAAAAACTAGATCAATATTACAAGAGCTTAATGAGTTAGCAGAAGTTCGAAACAAGGATGCCCTGTATGAAAGCAGAGCAACCAATATCATCAACTCTGCTATCAATCTGCTAGAAAGCATTCATAAGGCCTACGACCCAGAAATGGCAGATGAGCTAGAACGTCGCTTTATCAATGCTATCAAAGGTGCAGATCCTGCTAAGTTCACCCGCGGAATACGCAAGATATCAGAATCTCGCAAAGCAAAAAGAAAACTAGAAGAATCAAACAATGAGTGACTTACTATTTGAAGGCGGCAATATCTTCAAAGATGATGCCGGTACAGTTCTAACAGTACGCATTAATAAAGCGGACGTTCTGCCCACAGTACAGTGGCTAGAAAAAGTTACAGGACTTGAACTTACTGATAACATGCTAGGCACGACTGGCAAAAAAGAAACCAGTGGAGATCTAGATCTAGCTGTAGATGCTAATGCTGTAAACAAAAATGAGTTCGCACAACGTCTTATGGACTACATTGCCAAGGACGGTGGTAATCCAAAAGAATGGGTTAAGAAAAGCGGTATATCTGTACACTTCAAAACTCCTATCAAAGGTAATCCAGATAACGGATTCGTACAAGCAGACTTTATGTTTGGTGAACCATCGTGGCTTCGCTGGAGCCTACAAGGCGGCAAAGAAGGCAGCGAGTTAAAAGGAAGCCATAGACACGTATTGTTAGCAAGCATAGCCAAAGCACGTGGTATGAAGTGGAGTCCTAACAATGGATTAATGAGTGGCGACGGCAAAGAACTTATTACCAAAGATCCAAACGAAATAGCTAAGAAGCTGCTAGGACAAACAGCTAGTCCTAAGAATCTACAAGATCCAGAAGCTGTAATCGATTATATCATCAAGCTACCTAACTACGAAGAGCTAGTCGCAGATGCTAGAGAAACACTAGGAAGAGAAGGATTGAAACTTCCAGAGGCAGGCAAGGTAGAAAGTTTTGTACCAGGAACTGGCGCATGGTTCCGTAGGATGATAGAGATTATTAAATGAGAGCTTTTGAGTTTTTAACAGAAGATCTAGCTCCCTCTGCTCCTAAGAAAGTCGGCCGAGAGTTCAACCATCTAGAAGATCTAGTATTCACAGAACCTCGTGGTGCTTTACGTGCTGTCAGCGTATTAAAGAATATTTCAGCTGATGCCAAAAACATCAGCATCAAGTGGGATGGAAATCCTACAGTATATTGGGGTAGAGACGAAGACGGTACCTTCCGTATGGTTGGCAAGAACAACTGGGGTCGTGAAGAAGGGCGCAGTTCTAGTCCAGAAGAACTTAAACAGTTTATCATGAGTCGCGGCAAAGGCGAGGACTGGCGTGAAAAGTTTGCTGGTGATATGGCCAGCCTATGGCCTATATTCGAACGTGCTACGCCTAAAGACTTCCGTGGTTATATCTACGGAGATATCTTATTCCATCCAGGCAAACCCTACGAAGGTCGTGATGGTAAACTAATCTTTACTCCTAACCAAACTACCTATGAAGTTAAAGGTGCTAGCGAAGTAGGACGTAGATTAGGCAAGGCTAAGGTAGCTGTGGCTGCTCATAAACATCTAGATTACTTTGGTGATAAGAGCGGAGAAGATCTAGCAGATGTAAAACAGTTTAATGGATCCCCGGATCTAGTAGTGTTTGGTCAGACCTATGTTAGCCATCAACCTGCTGTCAACGCAGACAACATAGGTACTATAGAAAAGCTAGCTAACAGCTATGCACAGAAGATAGATCAACTGCTAACTCCTACACAAGGACTCAGTGATCTACAGAATATAATCTATACCTATGTTAATCAACGCAGTAGAGACAAGGCATTAGATAGTCTAAGCAGCAAGGACTTCTTTGAATGGATCAAGGGCAGCAAAGTCAGCGCACCTAAGCAGGCTAAGATAGCATCACTAAATCAACAGCATCAGGGAGTCATGGATAATATGTTTGTCCTAGTGCGTGAGTTGATGAAAGCCAAGAATGAAGTTATCGCAGAGCTAGATCAAGCTGGCGGTGATATAGCTGCTCACACCGGAGGTAAGCCCGGCGGCGAGGGTTATGTACACGGACCTGAAAGCGTCAAGCTAGTTCCACGAGATCGCTGGACTCCATTCCGAGCAGATTAAGGCTCTAATCGCCTGATTTTTCCTCCAAAATATAAATACTATGCCGGTCCCGGAGCGGGACTATATTTAAGGAGAAACTAAAATGGCAGATATTACCTCATTAGCAGTTGGCTCAACAACCGTTGGCGCTAACTATCAGAAAGCAGTTACACCATTTGCATATGGTATTCGTGAACTACAGTGGTACAAAGTTCAGTTCACAGGCGTTGGTACTAACCCAGGCAATGCTAACAGCGTATACGCACAAGTACTACGTGGTATCCAAAGCGTTGCAGAAGTACACTATTCTCAAACAACCGCAGCAAACTTCATGGTTGTTGCTATCAGCAAGGGAACAGAAGAAACTAAGACAACTGATGACGCACTAACAAACGCAAACGCAGTGGCTGACCTAGAAGCAGCTATCGAAGCTGTAACAGGTAACGGTGCTACTGTAACTACAGCAGTTTTCCAAACATCTTAATCTTAAGATATTCTCAGGGATGGGAAGCATTAAAGGACCGAAAGGTCCTTTTTTGTTGACTTCTTTTTCTGTAGAGTAAATAATAGCACATTATGGCACGATATAAAATCATTACTCTTGTGGACATTACTCGTACACAGGTCACACGTTCAGAAACTGATAAAAAGAAGATTGGACAACAAGCCAACTTTAACAGTCTCATACAGGCTATTGGTCTAAGAGCTAACGTAAGTTGGGCCAGTGATCCAAAGATGCGTACAGGAAGTCTACCCCGTCCATTCAAAGGTAAGGCCAATCATTGGACTTGGGAGTTTGATACAGAACGTGTAGATGAGTTTCTTAAAGACGATGATCCTGTAGGGCTATTAGTTGACGACCTACATGCAGTGCCAATAGTTACTCTACTCGATGATGACGCAGATCTAGATCCTGCCTGTTTCCTTGTTAAAGGAGACAACTTCAATACCTTCATAGAGATAGTTCCATAATCTCTAGTTAAAATTTCTCGCCAAAATGCCTTAAATATTTTCATAAAGAGGCAGACCATTATGGCATTTTTAAACAACTTTAGGGATAAGACCATAACCCAAATCCGTTGCTGGGCTTGGGCCGCGGCCGTACTCCCAATATCAGCACTAGCAGGCATTTTTTTCGTATGGGCATTTTATGATAAGACGATCTTTGGTTATGCCATGATCATCGGTGAGACTATTATGTTTATGGTAGCGGTACTTTGGTGGTGGTGGGTAATGTTTGTATTGAAGAATCTAGTTAATCAATGGGATAAAACCAAAGACGGTGTAGATGATGTTCTTAAAGATATCAAAGGCATAAGAAGCATAGTACAAGATCTTTTATCGAAAGATAAATAAAGTATCAGGCATTGTTCAGGCGTATTGTTAGGCATCCATATTTTTATTGGAGAAATATCTTTATGTCTGATTTATCACAGACTACGAAACTAGAAAAAGAAAGCCTGGAAGCACACGTTGATCTGTGTGCTATGCGTTATCTTACCTTAGATACACGACTCACTAGCCTAGAAAAAAAGGTAAGTGACGTACATAAAGATATCATCGAAGGTCAAAAGTCAATGACCAAAGTTATTATTGGAACTGCAGGTACTGTTATCGCAGGAGTTCTAGGTATAGTAATAACGATCCTAATGAAGATGGGATGAAAATATACGCAGTTAAATAAAGGACCATAGGTCCTTTTTTTATGACTGAAGTATCAAAACAACTAGAAAAACGATTACAATCGATAATCCGTAAAGGCCCAATATTGCCCGTGAAAACGGACAAGGGTATTCTAGTAGGTGATGTACTAATAGTCAGTGATGGGCCGATCAAACATATCTATCAAAACGATCGTTTGCTTTACAAAGAAATAAGCCTTAATGTTGCAGCTATCGCTATAGCCAACATCATAGCTAAAAGACAGAGCCACATACTTGCAGACAAGATATACAACGAAGACCACGAGTACGGCAAATGGTATCAAGATAGCCAACACCTACGATCTATGTACCAAAAAGCTGTAGATTCGGGCAGTCATTCAAGGGCAGATATATTCTGGGCTCGCTACGTAGAAAGCAGAGAACGGGCTGTAGCTGCCAAGAACCGCGCCCAAACTTTATCGAGGATTGAATAAATACTAGACAACATCTGGATCCGGACAAATGAAAACAACAGATATTTTTAAGATTAACAGAACACCCGAGAAGCTCAACGAAGCTCTGGAAAAGACCTTTGGCAGAAAGCTAAATCTAGAATCTTTTAGCCAAGAACAGCTAGAAGATGCTAGGAACAAGCTACGCACACAGCTCAGCCAAGTTCGTTCACAGTCCGGGTTCAACGAAGACGTAGAAAATGAAGCGTATCTAGAAGCACAGTACATGCTAGATGCTATCAACGCCGAGCTTCTTACTAGATCAGAAGCTCCCGTAGAAGAACCAATCGCTGTAGAGGATGCTCCTCCGGGCGATAAGTACGAACGTATGGTAAAGCATATCAAAAAAGGCTATGCCAAAGATGGTAAACTATCAGACAAAGAAAAATCTATTGCTTATGCAACAGCATGGAAGCATAAGAACAAGAATGAGTCAACCCAAACAGGAGATAACATGACTAAACTAAGAGAAGGTGAGATCCAACAGGCCAGTGCGATCGTAACCGCTAAGACCATGGTGGATAGAATCGGCCGTTGGATTGAAGAACTTTCCGGTATGGAAAATGAAACCCTTCTCCAACTAGGCGATCAGATCCGTGACGAAATGGGCCAAGAGCAGGCCAAGAGCTTTATCAGCACTTGCGCACCTGCTATCCAACAAGCACTAGAAAATCTAAAGCAAACTCGCGACACAGTGTCAAGTGGTGTGCGCAGTCTTGCTAGCGGCGAAGCACCTGCAGATATGCTAGGCGGTGAGCCAGCTGGCGGTGAAATGGGCGGCGATGAAATGGGCCCAGCAGAACCAGACATGATGAACCCAGACGAAGAAGGTGCGATCGGCGGAGACGATTTCGGAGCAGCTGAACCAGCAGCTGGTGGAATGGAAACCACAGGCCGTGAACAACGCGAAAGCATTGAATATCAGAATCGTCTACTAAAAGTATTGGCTGGATAATGAGATTTTCTGATCTAGTCCATGAAGCCGATGCAGCTTCATCGACCCAACCAATGGGTGCATCAGCAACTCCTGGAACTGCTCCTGCTCCAGGTGCTGCTGCACCGGGTGCTGCACAAGCGACACAGGATCCTCAAGCGGCTGCAAAGATGCAGGCTCAACAGGCCTTGGATAGACAGAACAAGAAAAAAGAACTGACTGATCAAATCAAGCAGACACAACAGCAGATAGTAGAACTACAGAAGCAACTGGCCGATCAGCAAAAACAACTGGCGACAATGAAATGAGATTTTTTGAATTTATAGATTCTAATGATGCGAATATAGACAAGTTTATAATCGCACTAAGAAATCACATTGGCCGTGCAGCCAGTAAAAAAGCACCGGCTAAGTTAAACTGGAATGCAGTAGCACAGATGAGCAAAGACACAGGCTTTGAGTTTGGAGCAGACTACGAAACTTTTAAGTCTATGTATGATCAATATCCTATACTACAAAACCTAGTTAAAAACTTTAATGCCAACGGTATGGAACTAAAGGTTCCTGGCGCCCCAGACAGCGAAGAAGAACAGACTCCTGTAAACAGCGGCGAAACAAGCGCAGATGCTGTAGATAAGATAGCATCTAGCGCAGCCCCCAAACAACTAGCACAAGCACAAGCCGGCGTCCAGGCTTGACATTTCTAAAACAATCCTATACTATATATGAATATGAATATTCAAACTATAGCTCCCCCACCTTTTATTGAAAAGTTTCAATATAAGAAATGTACACAGGTCAATGATCCAGTCACACGCAAGAGAGTTTATCTAACTCCTGACGGTGAAAGCCTCCCTAGCGTTACAACTATTCTCAGTGCTACCAAAGATATGACAGCACTTAATGAGTGGAAGAAACGAGTAGGAGAAGCCAAGGCCAAAGAAATCACCACAGAGGCTGCTGGCATAGGGACAGCTATGCATGCCAACCTAGAAAGATTTATTGCTGGCATAAACCGTTTACCGGGCCAACATCCTGTGCAGGTACAGGCACATAAGATGGCTGATATTATCATCAGCAACGGTCTAAGCTCTGTAAATGAAGTGTGGGCTATGGAACAGAGCCTTTACTTCCCGGGATTGTATTCGGGCACTACAGACCTTGTCGGTGTGTATAATGGTGAACCAGCAGTAATGGATTACAAGCAGACTAACAAGCCCAAGAAAGAAGAATGGGTTGAAGATTACAAGATGCAGTTAGTAGCCTATATACTAGCACATAATGAAGTCTACGGTACAGACATCCGTCGGGGTGTAGTCTTCATGTGTTCTAGGGCTTTTGAATATCAGCAGTTTGATCTTATGCCCAGCGACTTTAACAAATACCAAGATCTGTGGCTCAACAAGGTAGAGGAATACTACAACAGTCTAAGATAAATACTCTAACAAGGGTATAAATCTATGGCCGTCGTACAGATCTCTAAAATTCAAGTCCGAAGAGGACAAAAAAACTCAAATAGTGGTATTCCGCAACTAAGTTCTGCAGAGTTCGCGTGGGCCATCGATACGCAAGAACTTTTTATCGGTAACGGCAGCGTTTCTGAAGGTGCTCCTTACGTAGGCAACACCAAGATCCTTACTGAACACGATAACATTCTAGATCTAGCAGGAACTTATCAGTTTGCATCCACAGATACTAGCATCACGCAAAGTATTCCTAGAGGCTTTCAAAGCAAGCTAGACGAATATGTCAGCGTAGTTGATTTTGGCGCGGTAGGTGACGGGTCTACTGATTGTACTACTGCTTTTGAAACAGCATTTTCGCAACTGTTTAGAAATGCTAATCCTAAATATAAAAAAGTTTTAATGATTCCTAACGGAACATATCTTATCTCTAACGCTCTCGCTATTCCTAGCGGAACTATCATTAGAGGCGAGACACCGATGGGAGCTAAGATTAATATTGGCAGCAACAATATTCGTTTTGTCACATCAGCTGGGCAAGAAGCTATTTTCTTTGACAGCTCAAATAGACCAAGCAATATAGATATTTCTAATCTAACCATACTAAGAACTACAGGTCAGGTTGTATTAACAGGTGTTGCTAACTCTAGTTTCACTGACATAACATTTAAAGGAAACTATACGCTAGGAACCACGGTGTCTAATATAGACTCAGAGAAATCTGTGGTAGCTTGGAGCAATAACATCATCGGTACAGCAGTCACTGATGTTAATTTTAAAAGATGCACATTTGATTCTGTAAGTATCGCAATGGCAGCTATTCAATCTAATGCATTTGAAACTCGTCTTCAGATACAAGAATGTAAGTTCTTTATAAACTATACAGCAATCTATATCAATGGCGTAACATTACAATCAAATAAATGGACTATCTCTGACACTGTGTTTGAACAGATGCATCATCAGGCATTTAGATCTACATACGGCACTGACACATTAATCAGAGACACTCGTTTTATAAACTGCGGTAACGGTACTGGAACCGCAGCATCACCAACTACACAGATAGTTTACTTTGGCGAAAGCTCTAACAATATAGTACTAAACTGCACCAGTGATAGGCAGCAGGCCGCAGGAATCGTTTCTTCTGACACCGTGGCATCGGTCACAGAAGTATACAACGGTTCTAAGGTAAACTTTACCGATAGAATCAAAGCCAATATATATCTTTCAGACAGTTACAGACCGTTGACAGTATTATCTGCTTTCAACAAATACCTAGTAGTAAACTATTTCTTAGAACTAGGACCACATTCAAGACTAGGACAACTGATCCTAACCATCGGAGACTATAAAGGAGAAGTATCCGTTAGCGATAACTATCACTATTCAGTCATCGATGCAACATCACCGGAGGGAATACGAATGACAAACTTTCAGTTTACAGCTACACTTACCGATAACGATGCCGACAGTGGCATTGATACAATAGTGTTGTCATATCAGAACCCTCTCTCTTCTGGGGCCACTGGTACGATCACTTTTGACGTTACCTACGGTGTTTAATCTCAGAGGCACTGAACGATTAGCTGAATGGAAACGATTTAGAGACGAACTTGAAACTAGCCAAAAACCCTTAGAAGAGTTGGCAAAGTTTTGGAGTAAAGCCCCATTCGTTAATCGTTATCTCGATCCAAATGATCCTTCCAAATGGCCAGATCCTTGGCATTTGGTGCTTGACGATCGTCTCGACTATCTTGCAATCGCCTTAGGAATGCTGTACACTCTTAAGTTAACACATCGGTTTATGGATTCCAAATGCGAGATACATACAGCACAGGCAGGCAAAGAAACATGCTTCATTCTCTTAGTAGATAATGAACACGTTTTGAATTTAGATTGGGCAGAAGTCGTTCCTAGAACCAAGCTAGAAGGCTACAGAATCAGCCTTCTGTACTCTGGAAACGCTCTGTAATAAATATCTTTCTAATCATTATTATAAGTTGAGACATAGATGATCACAGTTATTAAAAGAAGTGGAGCGAAAGAGCCCCTAGCGGTAGAAAAGTGGCAGGCACAAGTAGCAAAAGTGTGCAAAGGCATCGCAGATGTCAGCCAGTCAATGATAGAGATCAAAGCACAGCCTAACTTTTATGATGGTATTACTACAGAAGAGATTGATGGAATAACTCTAAGAGCGATAATCGATCTTATTGATGTCGAACACAATCCCGATGTTGGCCATACCAACTATCAGTACGTAGCAGGCAAGCAGAGACTCAGCATGTTACGAAAAGATGTTTATGGAGAATATGAACCTCCACACTTATATGAAATCGTTAAAAGAAATGTAAAGGTTGGTCTTTACACTCCGGAGCTTCTTGAATGGTATAGTGAAGAAGACTGGAACAAAATGAATGATATGATTGATCATTCTAAAGATGAAGAATACTCATATGCGGCCATTGAGCAGTTGATAGAGAAGTACTTGGTACGCAATAGAGCTACCAAGGAAATATATGAAACACCACAAGTTCGTTATATGGTTGCTGCCGCGACTGTATTCCATAAAGAAGAACCTAATGCAGCCCGTATGCGTTACATCAGAGAGTACTACAACGCGGCTTCAGATGGTCTGTTTACTCTTGCTACACCTGTGTTGGCTGGTCTTGGGACTCCAACTAAGCAGTTTTCTAGTTGTGTTCTTATCAGGAGTGACGACGATCTGGATAGCATATTTGCTTCTGGGGAGATGATGGCCAAGTATGCCAGCAAACGTGCAGGCATTGGTTTAGAGATCGGTAGACTACGTCCATTAGGTAGTCCCATCAGAGGTGGAGAGATCATGCACACTGGCATGATTCCTTTTTTAAAGAAATGGTTCAGTGACTTACGTTCATGTTCACAAGGTGGCATTAGAAATGCTAGTGCTACAGTCTTTTATCCTATTTGGCATCATCAGTTTGACGATCTCATCGTCCTTAAAAATAATCAAGGAACTGAAGAGACTCGCGTTAGACACATGGACTACGGAGTGGTCCTATCAAGTTTCTTCTGGCGCCGTTTTAAGAACAAAGAAAATATTACTTTCTTTGATCCTAACGAAGTTCCTGATCTCTATGAGTCCTTCTATAAAGACACAAAACTATTTGAAGAGCTCTATGTAAAATATGAAAAGCGCAAAGACCTACGCAAGAAGGTCATGAGTGCCGAGGAAGTTTTCAAGGGTGGTATACTGAAAGAACGCACAGACACGGGTCGTATCTATTTGGTGTTCATTGATAACGTAATGAATCAAGGACCCTTTGATCCTGAATATCACACGATATATCAGAGTAACTTGTGCTGTGAGATCCTATTACCCACACGTCCTTTTAAGAGACTCGACGACGATAGTGGTCGCATAGCGTTATGTACACTGGGATCTATCAACTGGGGATCGTTCCGAAATCCAGAGGATATGCGTAGAGCCTGTAGGATTCTACAGCGTAGCCTGTGTAACATCCTTGACTATCAAGACTTCTTGTCGATACAGAGCAAACTAAGCAATGACGAGATCCAACCATTGGGTATTGGTGTTACTAACCTAGCCTACTGGCACGCCAAGCGCGGCCTTAAGTATGGCGAGAAAGATGCACTACAGGAAGTAAAATCATGGATGGAGCATCAGGCTTACTATCTAACTGAAGCTACAGTTGAACTGGCCAAAGAGCGTGGCAAGTGCCTAGACAGTGATAAGACAAGATATGGACAAGGAATATTTCCTTGGGAACTTCGTTCTAAGGGTGTTAACGAACTAGCAGACTTCACTCCGGAACTTGATTGGGAAAGCCTAAGAGAGGATATGAAACAGCATGGTGTTAGAAACTCGACACTTATGGCTATTGCTCCTGTGGAAAGCAGTAGTGTGGTTATTAATAGTACCAACGGTATTGAGTTACCAATGACATTGATTCAGACCAAAGAAAGCAAGGCTGGATCATTTACTCAAGTAGTCCCAGATTATAATAAGCTCAAGAACAAATACCAACTAATGTGGGATCAGACTGACTGTGTTAACTATATTAAAACTGCGGCTGTCTTGGCTGCTTATGTGGATCAGAGTATTAGTACTAATACTTTCTACAACCCTGCTCATTTCCCAGATCGTAAAGTACCTACTACGTTGATCGCTAAGAATCTCATGCAGGCACATATGTGGGGACTGAAGACATTCTATTATAGTCTGATCAATAAGGCAGGAAGTAAAGTTGTTGATGCAACACCGGAAGTACACTATAACGGATTTCACAATGAAAGAGAAGTAGAAACTAGTATAGAAGAAGACTGTGAGGCATGTAAGTTATAATGGCATTTAGTTTTATTCGTAATGTATTACAGGAAGGCAAGGCTCATGTATTAGAAATAGAGCCGCTTCCTTACGATGCTAAAAAACTAGATCCTAGCATATCAGAAAACACCATAGACTATCATTATGGTAAACTAGCCAAAACCTACGCAGAAAGATATAACAAAGGTGAAGGCGATCCTGACTTTAATGAAGCCGGTGTTTTCCTGCACAACATACTGTTCCAACAATATCAAGAATACTCTTCTAGTAATAAACCAAGCGGTCGCGTACTAGAGTTTATTGAAGAACATTATTCTAGTTTCGATAAGTTCAAAGAAGAGTTTACCAAAACAGCTATGAGTATACAAGGAAGTGGTTGGATCTATTTGGCTAAAGATGGTAAAATAAAAACTATAACTAATCATCAGATCAAGAAAGATATTTTGATTTTAGTAGATTGGTGGGAGCATGCCTGGGCTCTTGACTATCAGGCAGACAAGAAAAAGTATTTAGAGAATCAATGGAAAATAGTCAACTGGGAGAAAGTAAATGGCCTACTCAGACAAGGTTATTGATCACTACGAAAACCCTAGAAACGTTGGCAGCTTTGATAAGTCTGACCCTAATGTTGGCACTGGCATGGTTGGGGCTCCAGCTTGTGGTGACGTAATGAAACTGCAAATCAAAGTCAACGACAAAGGGATCATTGAAGATGCGAAGTTCAAAACATACGGGTGTGGATCTGCGATTGCAAGTTCCTCTCTTGTTACCGAATGGGTTAAAGGCAAGACGCTGGACGAAGCCTCAACTATTAAAAATTCAGCGATTGCTGAAGAACTCGCATTGCCCCCAGTCAAAATCCATTGTAGCATCCTTGCTGAAGATGCAATCAAATCAGCGATAGACGATTATAAAAAGAAAAGACAATGAGCAAACAACAATATAACCTACACGCAAAGACAGACTACCTTCATCGTAAGATGTTCTTAGATCCGGCAGGCCCAGTTACTATTCAACGATTCGAAGAAGTAAAGTATAACAAGATCGCTGACTTTGAAAAAACAGCACGTGGCTTTTTCTGGGTTCCAGAAGAGATTAGTCTAGCCAAAGATGCAAATGATTTTAAGGAAGCATCGGATGCAGTTAAACATATCTTCACTAGTAACCTGCTCCGCCAAACTGCTCTTGACAGTCTGCAAGGTCGCGGCCCAAGTCAAATCTTTACTCCGGTCGTAAGCCTACCAGAACTAGAAGCGTTAGTTTACAACTGGACATTCTTTGAAACTAACATTCATAGTCGCAGTTACAGCCATATCATCCGCAACATCTATAATGTGCCTAAGGATGTGTTCAACACTATCCACGATACAAAACAGATTGTAGATATGGCCTCAAGCGTTGGTGCATACTATGACAAGTTACACCAGATTAACTGTGTTGTAGAATGCAACGGCGATGTTAAAGAAGAAGACCATGTCCGTGCTATCTATCTAGCACTACATGCCAGTTACGCTCTCGAAGCATTCCGCTTTATGGTTAGCTTTGCTACATCATTGGCCATGGTAGAGAACAAGATCTTTATCGGTAATGGCAACATCATCAGCCTAATCCTACAAGACGAACTACTACACAAAGGTTGGACAGCCTTCTTGATCAATCAAGTAGTCAAAGAAGATCCTCGATTTGCCAAAGCAGCACAAGAATGTCACGACGAGGTTATTCAAATCTACAAAGATGTCATTGATGAAGAAAAGGCCTGGGCAGACTATCTGTTTATGAAGGGTCCTGTTATTGGACTTAATGCTAATATTCTAAAAGATTTCGTAGATTATACTGCTGTCGGTGCTCTAAAAGATATTGGAATCAAATATTGGAATCCTGCTCCAAAGTCAACTCCGATTCCTTGGTTTAACA